AAGATAATCCACATAAGACTAAACATGTTGATGAGTGTACTAAAGCATTGGGATATGGTGGTAGACACAATAGTGAAGATAATAATGGCATGACTAAAACATTTGATGACCCATACTATCTTGATGTCATTGGAACATCTTATTGTAGATCAAGAGCAATAGCATGTACCAAAGATGAGTACACTCAATTTGAGAATTGGCGAATTGCAAAAGCTAATGTTGTATCTAAACACCAAACATGGATTGATACAATTCAAAAACAATGCGATCAATTAAAGATTGGATTGAAAGCATATAGATATCTTAGCGAGGGTATTGAGTTGGCTACTGAACTTGGAATACAAGTTGATGAGGCAGAATTAATTAGAACCAACTCAACAGGTCTAACAATCTACAATCCAAGTAATCTAGCAAGTATGATTAAAGGCATGAAGAACAAACAATCAGCTAACACAAGAGAGGCAAAAATATTGGCAAGAAAACAATATGAAGAAAGTTTAAATTAAAGTTTGACTTATAGGGCTATCTAAACTAGGATAGTCCTATATAAATAGAAAGGTATAAAACATGATAAAAGACAAAACATTTAAGATAACATTCTACTCAAACAAAGATCAAAAGCATATAACAAGACGAGGTAAGCATGATGACAAATCAAGATATTGGACTTCTAAGATTGGCGAGGCTTTATATACTTACTTTGACATAGATCAAGAGGGATATAGAACTGCCAAGAAATCTTGGACTGTGAGGTATTAATGCCAAATAAACATTTTTGCCAAGGACCATATTGCCATACTAGAACTACTAATGATAGGTTTTTAAAATCTCGTGGTGTGTTGCGTGGAAAGTATGCATATGCAACATTGGACCAAGCACCTAATCAATGGGGTTGGGAACCGAGTGGCTCGGATAAATATTTCTGTAGCCAAGGTTGTAAACATGAGTGGTTAAATATTAACATGACTAATATAGAACAAGGTCGACCGATTGAGTTTATCAGACATAGACGCGAGAGCCAAGGTTATGCCAAGGTTGAGAATGATGATCGTTGGGGTGCAAGTTATTCTATTGAGAAGGTTGACAATAGGACCGAACTAGACTAGGATAATCCTATAACAGAAAGGTATATATGACAGAACAAGTACAAGCAAACACAACAGCAGAACAATTTAAACTAATCACAGACAAAAAGAATGAGCCAGATTATAAGGCTGTGTCTAAGTTTGTTGGTGGTATGGTTGAGGTTGTTCAGTTTCCTAATGGAGATTTATTATTACTTAATGAAGAGGGTAAGTTAATGGGACTACCATTAAACCCAGAGGCAACTGCATTGTGGAGATCACACTTTACAAAAGACAAGTATGCATTTGGCTACGATGACTTTGTTGTAGGGCCTGCAATGGTTATACAAAAAGACGCGCTCAATACTTGGGCGTAACCTTTCTTGCCTGGTACCGATAGAGGTACCAGGCCAAACATACAATTACATTTACATATACACAGACCCGACCACCCCTAAGCATAAAAGGGGTCCCACTACTTTGACCTATAAAGCTTGATTCAGACATTTAAAGCTGTTAAATTCATTTTAACATCTGAAAAAAAGATGCAAAAAAATTATAAAAAATTTTTTCATAATGGATATTGACTTTAAAGAAATAGAGAAATTACCTTCTGACGTAAAAAAAGAGTTTATTAAAACTTTTTTAAAATTCCACGAAAAGAAAAAAGAATCTAAAATACAAAGTGATTTTATGTCTTTTGTAAAACATATGTGGCCTGACTTCATAGAAGGTAAACACCATCAAAAAATTGCTAACAAGTTTAATCAACTGGCAGAAGGTAAAATAAAACGACTTATAATAAATATGCCGCCTAGACACACTAAGTCTGAGTTCGCTTCGTTCTTGCTACCCGCATGGATGGTAGGTCGTAATCCTAAACTAAAAATTATTCAATCAACTAACACTACAGAATTATCTGTAAGATTTGGACGTAAGGCTAAGACTCTTATGGACTCACCAGAATATAAACAAGTGTTTAAAACCAGACTTAACCCTGACTCTCAAGCTGCTGGTAAATGGGAAACAGAACAAGGTGGAGAATATTATGCTGCCGGTGTAGGTTCAGCCATTACTGGACGGGGTGCAGATCTATTAATAATTGATGATCCACACACAGAACAAGATGCTATGAATCGAGTAGCCTTGGATAGGACTTACGAGTGGTATACATCAGGACCACGTCAACGTCTTCAACCAGGTGGTTCTATTGTTGTAGTTATGACCCGTTGGAATGAAAAAGATTTAACAGGTAGATTAATGAAAGCACAAAAAGAAACTAAAGCAGACAATTGGGAAGTTATAGAATTCCCTGCAATCTTACCTACTAAAAAACCCGTATGGCCTGAGTACTGGAATATTAAAGATTTGGAAGCAGTTAAAGCTTCTATACCCTTATCTAAATGGAATGCTCAGTATATGCAGAACCCTACTTCAGAGGAAGGAGCTATTATCAAAAGAGAGTGGTGGATAGATTGGGACAAAGATTATATTCCTAAACTAGAGCATGTCATACAAAGTTATGACACAGCTTTTATGAAAAAACAAACAGCTGATTATAGTGCTATTACTACTTGGGGTGTGTTTAAAAAAGATGAAGACTCTCCATTTAGTTTAATATTATTGGACGCTATAAAAGATAGATACGAGTTTCCCGAACTTAGACGACTTGCAAAAGAACAATATGATTACTGGCAACCTGAATCTGTAATTGTTGAAGCTAAAGCCAGCGGTCTTCCTCTGACGTATGAGCTTAGAAATATGGGTATCCCAGTAGTAAATTTCACTCCATCAAAAGGAAACGATAAACATACTCGTGTAAACGCGGTTGCACCTTTGTTCGAATCTGGTATGATATACGCTCCTAAAGAAAAAGATTTTGCACAAGAAGTTATTGAAGAATGTGCAGCTTTTCCTTTCGGCGATCATGATGACCTAGTTGACTCAATGACTCAGGCACTCATGCGATTTCGTCAGGGTGGTTTTTTAATACACCCCGAAGATTATAAGGACGAAGAATTACCAAAAAGACAAAGGACATATTACTAATGAGTAAAATCACAGGCACAGGCGCAGGTATCAAATTTTTAATTTCTGCTTTTAACATGGTTAAGAGAGGAGAAATAAAAAGTTTAGATGAGTTGCTTCAGTTTGCTAAACAAGAATTTGGAGAAATAGATTTAGGTTTTATAGATCAAATTAAAGATACTTTTAAAAAAGGACAAGCTTCAGCAGTTACAGAAAAAAGAACTAAAGACATTATGAAAGGTGATGTAGTCGAAGAAAAAGGACTATCATCATTAATGAAAGAATTAGAAGAAAAAGCAAAAAATTTAAAAAAAACTTTAGATGAAAGTAAAAAATCATCTTTAACTACGCTCGAAGATGCACTTGATGCTGCAACTGGTTTTAGAAGATCTACGGGTTCTAAAGATAAAACCAAACCTTTTAGAACTCCAGACATGCCTTATCAAAAAGAAAACCCAAACTATAGATTACCTGGTGGTAGTATGTATGCAGAAGGTAATTTAAGAACAGCTATAAGACAATTTTTAAGAAGTGAAATGGAAGCAGGTAATTTAAAAGTAAATGAGACAGATGCATTTAGGGTAAAAGAATATTCTCCAATGATGGAAGATGATCCAATAGATGTATTTAGAAGATACTATGGAGAGGATGCTTTACAGGCTGCAGATGATATGGCTGATTCATTAAAAGAAGGTACATCATTTAAAAACTACGAAGAAATATTTAGAAGAGATATGCCTGAAATAAAAGTTAAATTAGAGGGCGCAGGAGAATATGATTCAATTATAAAAGAAACACAAGAAATTTTAAAGAAAGCAAAAGATGATGCAGATTATGCAAAAACTTTAGATGAGTTTGATGTAATTGACAGAAAGAAAAATAGCATGGGTGGAATCAATAGACTCGGTTACGCTGATGGAAATGATAATCCTAAAAAACTAATTAAAAAAATACCTAAGGTTGGTAAAATAGTATCAGGATTAGAATCTTTAAAAGGTGCTATTGGTAAAGTTATGGCTAAGTTTGGTGAGGATGCAATCACAACTGCAGACAAAGCACCTATCCCTTCAAAAACTTTAGAGCGAGAGATGTTTAAAAAAGCTGACAAAAGATTAAATGATAAAAGAATGTTAGATGATGATGAGTACCAAAACTTCTTAGATGAAGTAGGTGGTGCCGATCAACTAGAAGCCTATAACTTTGATGGCACTGTAGGGGATGCTCAAAGAATTTTAAAAGAACAAAAAAATTACGAAGCTGATATGTTTTTAGAATACAAAAAAGGAAACCTAGATCCAGTAGCAGGGGACAAGTCTCCAGCTAGAAAAAAATTTTTACAAAACAAACTTGATGAAATGGAAATGTCTGGTGACAAAAGATTAATGACAGTAGATGAGGTTGAAGAACTTTCTTCATTTGATTTAGGTAGTGAAAGGGATGTAGCAAAATCTCTAGCTCCTAAAATGGTAGAGCGACTAGAACTAAAACAAAAATACCCAGGCATCACTGATGATCTGTTAGATAAAATTTTAATTGATGATAACATGCAAAGAAAAGCAGAAGTGCTAGCAACAATTGACGAAGCATTTAAGATGATGGAAAAGGGCAAAGGCCCCGATGAAATTTTAGATACCATTAAAAATGTAACTAGAACTAAAAACTCTGAAGGCGGATTTAACACAATAACATTAGATAAAGAATTTACAAAAGTATTCGAGGACGCTAGCTCCAAGAAGCTCGCTGCGAGAGACGAGAAGCAAGCGACGAGGGAAAAAAGATACCGAGAGCTAATTGCTTCAAACAAGTTTCCAGAGTTAAATAATTTTTTTAGAGAAAAAATAATTCCAAGAGTTCAAGCCAATATCGGTGGAGCATTTACAACGGGACAAAGGCAACAAAGAGCTAATCAATCTTATCAAGATTATTTAGCAAGACAACAAACATCAGGTACTGCATTTAGACCAGGACCAGGAAATAATCCCGTAGTTACTTTTCCGACTTTTAATCCACCAACTACAACACCTACTCCACCAACTACAACACCTACTCCACCACCAAGCGGAGGCGGAGGCGGCGGAGGAAACACTGGTGGAGGAAATACAGGAGGAGGAGGAGGATCAGGGTCAGCACCACCTCTTTATTACCCACCAAATAGTGGCGGTGGTGGCGGTGGAAATTATACCGGTGGGGGAGGTTCTACTAAACCTTTTGATCCAGGAATGCCAATAGGTGCAGCTTCAGGAGCAGAAGCAATCGCTGCATATAAAAATTATTTAGCGGGAGTAGATAGAAGTACAACACCTTTTACAAGTTTTGATGAATGGAGAAAAGGAACTTCTCAATACTCTACAGATCAACTTCTTTACGACTTAACTAATGAAGAAGGTCAAAATCAATATCAATTAGATAAATCTTACCTTAGTGGTTTAAAAGGATGGGAAGACCCTAGAGGAGGAACAGGTAAAGAAGCTATTGCTGGATATGAAAAATATTTAGCAGGTCTTACTAGTGGTACTCCTGTAGGTTTTGATTCTTGGAGAAAAGGAACTGGTTTTGAAGGTAGTCTTACTTTTCAAGATGAGGACTATAAAAAATTATTGGGTATTAGAGATTTAGTAAGTAAAGGTCAAGAAAGTGGAAACTTTAAATATGATCTAGGTGGAGGATACACAGGGGAAGATCCAAGAGGCACCGGCCCTGGTTATACAGAAGAAGGAGAAGGATCTCAAAAAGCACCTCCAGGTTATGAAGGTGACGATAGCGAAACTTTCTTAGAGAAAAAGAAAAGAGAAGAAGCGGAAGCGGCAGAAGCGGAAGCAGCTAAAAAAGAACAAGAAGAAGGTGGAGGAGCAGACTACTTTCCAGAAACGGAAACTATTAGTAAAATAAGTGAAGCAGCTAAAACTGTGGATACTTCCGATCCTTCTCAATATAGTCAATTTATAAATGCAAATGCTAACGCAACTGTTGGTAAAGATAGTAGAGGAAAAATATTTACTTTAGCTAATTTGATAAAAGCTGGTCTTTTTGTTGCTTCAGGAGGTTTATCTGGTGGAATTGAACAAGCTATAACAACTGCAGCTAAACAATATGCTAAAAAGAAAGCTGTAGAATATGCTAAAGAAAAAATAGGGATAGGGAGTTCACAAGAAGAATTACCAGAAACAGCCTTGTCAAACAACTTAATAGGTAGTAATACCAATGCTATGCCATTTAATAAAGGAGGGCGTGTGAAATTATATAACGGCGGAATACCAGGATTTACAGAAGCAGAAATTGCACAAAGAAGAAACCAACAGTTAAGGGATGCTCAGGAAAGAAACCGAACATCTTCTAAACCAATAACTCAGATGCCGATGATACCACCAGGCGGTGCACCTAAACAACCAGCAAATCTTTCACCTATTACAAATTCACCTAAACCAATAGACTCACCATTCCCTGGCACGGGAGCTTATACACCACCAGCTATGAGTGAGCAAGGCGCGCTCCCTGGTTTTGGTACAAACAACCCTGGCGGTGAAGAATATATAAGTACACCTCAACAATCAGCTACTCCTAGCGGTTCAATTGATCTAAATAACATTATGAACATGGATACATTTCAATATGAAAAATTTATGGGTGATCTTTCACCAGAAAAAAGAAGCGAAGTAGAAAACCAATTAAATAATATGGGACCAATGGCTTTTACTGCACCAGGGGAAAATATGCCACCAGGAATGGGCGGAGATCCAATGCTTGCAAAATTTGGAGTTTCTATGAGTGATTACGAAAGTATGACTATGGATCAGCAAGATGATTTACATGCAGCAGTACGGTACACTGAACAGTTTGGAGCAGAACCTTATACTCAATCTATGATTTTAAAAGAAAGAGGAATTAATCCAGATCAATTTATAAAAGCAGATGGATCTTATGACAAGTTAGCTTTAACACAAGCAAAACTAGCATCTGATATTCAAGAAGCTATAGATGATGGTTATTTATCTGGCGTAACTTTAACAGGTAATGAATCTTTTCAAGACTTAGTAGCTTTAGATAAAAAATACCTAGATGCAATTATGGAAGAAAGGGCTAACACACCTGCATATGATCCAAGTCAAGATGGCCCAGGATATGACGCAAGGGCAGGTATAGAACAGTGGAATCAACAACAAGCACAAATGAATAAATATAAAAGTCAAGCAGGAAGTGGAGCAGGTAATTCTTTAATGGCTTCAGGTGGAAGAGCAGGCTTTAAATTTGGTTCTATGCTAGAAACTTCTAACCCTGATTTTGGTAAACCGAAAAAAGATAAAAGCCACGAGTATTTATTAAGACTATTAAAAAATAAACAAACTAAACAATTAAATAATAGTTTAAAAAAAATGGTTTCTAAAAGCAGACAAGTAAAAGATAAGAGCCCAGAACAAATCGCCAAAGCTATGAAAAAGTTGCAACAACTTAAAAGTTTCTATGGCAAGAGATGAACTCAATAAATCAATATAACCAAATGATCGACTCTCTTACAGAGAGGGGATATTACAAAAGAAAAAACTTTGCGATAGGTGGTGGTGTAATTGAAGGCAAGAATCTAGGATCAAGAGAAGGGTTTGCACAACCAGGAGAAATAAAACCATTTACTCAAAAAATGCAAGACACAGCTCAGTTTCTTTATGGAAAAGATTTTAAAGAATTAAAAATTAATTTAAGAAATAAAATTAGATATAATAAACATACAAAAGATCCTGTATCATATGAACAGTATATTGAAGATTATACAAAAGCTGCTGAGGATGTTAACTATAAACCAGACTATTTAAAACGTGAATCAGGAGGCGGTATTTCTCCTCAACAAAAAAGAGCTTTAAAGTATGTTAGGGAAAACATAGAAGGTTTTAACGAAAAACTTACAAGAAATACTAACAAAAGAGCAAGAGAGATTCGTAAAGCTGACCCTGAAAAATCATTAATAGATAAAAGAGCTATAGCAGAATATAAAACTCAGTATAGAGCTGGCATTGATGATGTAGTTCCGACTAAAAGAGAAAAAGCAATAAACAAAGAACAAAGAAAAGTTGTAGATAAGTATAACACTCCTATTAAAAAAAACCCTAGTTTAATTTTAAAAAATGAAAAAATAATGCAGGATTTATCTACTACAGTTAGTAAACAAGGAGATCTTATTAAAATAAAACCTAATTTAAATTATTTAGAAGAAAAAGGAATATTTGAAGTAGAGCACCAAAGAGATTTTGCCAAAAAAGGCAAAATGAAAAATTTACCTTATAATAGAAATTTAATTATGGCACCTCATAATAGAAAAGGTGGTTTTAAAAATACAGCAGAAAAGTTTATAGAACAAAATCCAACTAGTTCTAAAATACCTAATATTTTAAAAAAAGCAGAAGAATTAAAAATAACTTTACAGCCTGTAGTGCCTGAAGGAACTTTTAAAACTAAAGGTATTGGATATAAACAATTACCAGACCCAGTTCAAAAATTTGAAGAAGTTGGAAAAAAAATTAATCTTGATATTGGTTCAAACGTAAAAGGTGGAAAAATTGGACTTGCTACTACTCTTGCTACTTTAGCTGGCACAGGTCTTGCTTTAGCTGATGATAAACAAAATACTTTGCCAAAAGGATCACCTGGTCAAATAAATCTAGAAAAAGAAAACTCTGTTAGAGAAAATGCACCTGCTATAGCAGGGAGTGCTGTTCTTTTAGGTAGATATGGAAAACCTTTTTTAAAGAATGCTTTTAAAACTGTGGGTTCCCCTGTGGTTTCAGGGGGATTCGCTGTTAATGAAATGATGAGTGAAGATCCTAACATGGCCCTTGCAGGAGCAGAATTACTTTTACCAGAGATTTATAAACAAGCTGGAAACAAAATTCCAAAAGGATTCATTAATAATGTTTTAGGATTACAGGGTATAAAGACTTTAGTTGACAAATATCCAATGTTAAGAAAATTCAAACCTGTTGCAAATTTAATTGCAAAATCTCCTAGAGTTATGACTCCTACGGGTTTAACCCTAATAGCAAAAGATATTTATGATGAGTTTGACAAAACAATAGGCTTTGACCAAAGAGGTCCTTTAACAGAAGAAGAACTATTAGACATGAGAGAAAAAGAAACTTACATGGGTAGTATTGCAGATGCTTTTGATAAAGCTTATAAAGAAAACACTCCTTTGCCAGGGAAAGAAGGAATAGAATCTTTAAAAGAAAGTTTCGCTGTAGGAGGCCGTGTAGGTTTTGCAGATGGACCAGAAGATCCTAAAAAAAGAAAATTTATGAAGATTATGGGTGGACTTGCATCCATACCTATTCTTGGAAGATTTATTGATATTGGAACTCAAGCACCAAAAGTAGCTGAAGTAATTAAAAGAGGCGCTGATGGTATTCCTGCTTTTTTAACTGATCTTATTGCCAAAATTAAATTAAAAGCTGAAGAAACCGGAATGAAATACTTTACAGGTAAAAGCTCTGACGAATTTGCAGATGTTTATCAAGCAGATGATTTTGTGGTTACACAACAAGGTAATAAAACAACTATTAAAAAAAGAAATCAAGAAGGTGACATGTTAGAAAAAGATATGGAAATGGAAATAGAAGTAGACCCTGAGACCGGAGGCGTGACTTACAAAGAAGCAACAGCTAGACCTGATGGAGAAGGCAAGTTAAAAGATGTAGAAGAATTTATAGATGATTTTGATTTAGAAGAAATGAAGAAGTACACCTATGACGAATAAATACCCTAAATGGCATCTTTTACCACCAAAAGCCGGTCCTACACCTCAAGGCTTGAATATTAATTACAATAATGTTAAAGTAGAAAAACTGGAGAAAATAAATGGCAGAAATAGACAAAGCGCTACCGAACGTAGACGAGACGATAGAAGTCTCTCAAGAAGAAATAGAACAACTACCTGAACCCCAAGTAGCTGGTCCAACTAATGTTGTAACCAACGAAGACGGCAGTGTAGATATAAACTTTGAAGAAAATCAAATGGCAGAAATGCCTGAAGACCATTTTGCAAACTTAGCAGATTTTATGGATGACTCTGCATTAGGTGAACTTGGTGCAGACCTAACAGAAAAATACCAAGATTATAAAAATTCAAGAAAAGATTGGGAACAAGCTTACATAACAGGGTTAGACCTTTTAGGTTTTAAATATAATATGAGAAGCGAACCATTCCAAGGAGCAAGCGGTGCAACACACCCAGTTTTAGCTGAAGCTGTTACACAGTTTCAATCTTTAGCTTATAAAGAACTACTTCCTTCAAACGGACCAGTACGAACTCAGATCCTAGGTGCAACTACACCGCAAAAAGAACAACAAGCCGAAAGAGTTAAAGAATTTATGAATTATCAATTAATGGATCAAATGAAAGAATACGAACCTGAGTTTGATTCCATGCTTTTTTATTTACCACTCGCAGGATCTACATTTAAAAAAGTTTATTTTGATGACTTACTTGGAAGAGCGGTTTCTAAGTTTGTACCTGCAGACGATTTAGTTGTTCCGTATTCGGCTACCTCATTAGACGATGCGGAAGCAATCGTTCACGTAATTAAAACTTCTCAAAACGATTTAAGAAAACAACAAGTGTCGGGATTTTACAGAGATATAGAAATTCCTGAACCAGGAGAAGAAGAAACAAACGCTCTTGAAAGAAAAGAAAGAGAATTAGAGGGTCAACAAAAAACAAGAGACGAAAATATTCATACTCTTTTAGAATTCCACATGGATTTAGATCTAGAAAATTTTGAAGATAAAAACCCACAAACAGGAGAAGAGACAGGAATTAAATTACCTTATATTGTAACTATAGAAGAAGGGTCACAAGAAATTTTATCTGTAAGAAGAAACTATGATCAAATGGATCCTTTAAAGAAAAAGAAACAATACTTTGTACATTTTAAATTTTTACCAGGGCTAGGTTTTTATGGTTTCGGTTTAATACATATGATAGGTGGACTATCAAGAACAGCTACTGCTGCACTAAGACAACTACTAGATGCAGGTACATTATCAAATTTACCTGCAGGATTTAAGCAACGAGGAATTAGAATCAGGGATGATGCACAATCAATTCAACCCGGAGAATTTAGGGACGTAGACGCTCCTGGAGGAAACATTAGGGATTCGTTTATGATGCTTCCATACAAAGAGCCTTCTCAGACTTTATTACAGCTTATGGGTGTCGTAGTACAAGCAGGGCAAAGATTTGCATCTATTGCCGACATGCAGGTAGGAGAGGGAAATCAGCAAGCCGCGGTGGGTACGACAGTCGCCTTGCTTGAAAGAGGAAGTAGAACAATGTCTGCAATTCACAAAAGAATTTATGCAGCATTAAGACAAGAATTTAAATTATTAGCAAAAGTATTTGCTACATATCTACCACCAGAATATCCTTACGATGTTGTAGGTGGTCAGAAACAAATCAAAGCCATGGACTTTGATGACAGAGTTGACATATTGCCAGTTGCTGATCCAAATATTTTCTCACAGGCTCAAAGAATATCTTTAGCGCAAACTGAATTACAACTGGCAATGTCTAATCCTCAAATACATAATACATATAATGTTTACAGAAACATGTATGAAGCGTTAGGGGTAAAAGACATTGATAAGATATTGATTGCACCACAACCACCGCAACCAAAAGATCCAGCGTTAGAACATATTGATGCGATGGGATCAAAACCATTCCAAGCTTTCCCTGGACAAGATCATAGAGCACACATGGAAGCACACTTAGATTTTATGGCAACTAATTTAGCTAGAAATAATCCGATGATATTAGCTTCATTAGAAAAAAATATTTTTGAACATATTTCTTTAATGGCTCAAGAACAAACTGAAGTAGAATTTACACAAGAAATTCAACAAATCACTGCTATGCAACAAAATCCACAAGCTATGCAAGATCCACAAATACAACAACAGATGAAACAGTTTACTGAAAAGTTTGAAGCTAGAAAAGCTGTGTTAATTGCAGACATGACAGGTGAATTTTTAAAAGAAGAAAAAGAAATAACAGATCAAATGGAAAATGATCCACTTACAAAAATAAAACAAAGAGAGTTAGACCTAAGAGCACAAGAAAATCAACGTAGAAAAGACTATGAAGAAGCTAGAATACAGATTGATAGAACAAAAGCAGTTATGAACCAAGCTAGTGATGATGAAAGACTTGCTCAAAATGAAAAACTAGCTAAATTAAGGGCTCAAACTTCTTTAGAAAAAACTTTATTACAAAATAGTTTAAAAAGAGACGACTAATGAGTAAATTAAACATTAAAAAAGCAATAAAAAAGCCAGGTGCATTAAGAAAATCACTTGGAATTAAAAAAGGCAAAAAAATTCCTGCATCTAAACTAAAAGCTGCAGCGAAAAAGAAAGGAAAGCTTGGACAAAGAGCTCGTTTTGCGATAACACTAAAAAAACTAAGAAAAAAATAAGGAGTTTTATGAAAAAAGAACCAAAAATTTCAAAATTTCTAGCAGCTGACTTAAATAAAGATGGTTATGCTAGAGGTGGTAAAGAAATTAAAGCTACGGATCCTTTTACATCTCAGACTGTTACAGTTAGAGGTACAAAAGCGATTAGAGCTGAAAAAAAACCTGTAAAAGCTACTTGGTATTAATCAATGTGGTTCTCGGCAATTAAACTAGCCGTTTCTGCTGGTAGTAAAATTTATGCTAACAAGCAGAAGACGAAAATAGCTATGTCAGATGCACAGCTTATGCATGCATCTCGTATGGCCGAAGGAAAAGAAGCTTACCAAGGCAAACTATTAGAAGCACGTCAAAATGATTATAAAGATGAATTTATTTTATTAATTTTGTCGGCCCCAGTGTTAATTTTGGCTTGGGCAGTCGTAAGTGAGGACCCAACAGCGATGGACAAGGTAAAATTGTTCTTTGAGATGTTTTCGGAGCTTCCAAAATGGTTCACTAATTTATGGATCCTTGTCGTGGCGAGCGTTTATGGTATAAAGGGTACACAAATATTTAAACAAAACGGAGGAAAAAAATGAGACAAAATGGAATAAGATCAGGTGTTAGATTTCCGTATGGAGAAGCAACTGGCATGAAAAAAGGTGGTTCTGCTAAAAAGAAAAAACAGGGTTACAAAGATAGAAAAGATGAGTCAATCGCTATGAGAGTTAAGAAAAAAAGAACTGCAAAACAATTAAAAGATTCTGCTAACGAATCATATGGTAAATTTGGTTCTAAAGCTAAAAAATCTGGAAAGATAAATAAATAATGCCCGGAATGAAAAGAATGATGATGATGAAGAAAGGTGGAAAAGCTAAAAAGAAAAGTAAATTTCCAGATCACTCAGGTGATGGTAAAATTACTAAAAAAGATATCTTAATGGCAAAAGGAATAATTCCTAAAAAGAAAAAAATGAAAAAGGGAAAAGCATAATGGCTAAAGCAAAAGG